CATTGTATCTTCCTATCTGATACGAGACGAATAACATACCTGTAGCAATTGCTGTGTGCAAATACGGATCCATGTGAGGTCTCCCCTAGAATACTTTTATGCCCTTTAGTTTTACTCCTGATGGAGTCTTATCAAAAACAGGCACGTCTTCGTTATTCAAGATGTTTTGCTGCGACTCATCAACATCATACAGTCTCATCTTTGATCTGTCAACCCCAATTACAAATCTTTTATCAACATTCGGATCGTTGTAACGATTTTTTAACTGTTTTACCATAATCTGCCCAAGACTATTTAGTTCGTCGTTGGAGATTAGTGCAAACATTAGATCAGCAGTTGCAGGAAGACCAAAGGATTCTGAAGTATCTTCCAATCCAACATCTGAGTTTGAGAATCCAGATCGAGTAGTCTGTGTCGCAGACATAATCGGCACATCGAATTCAACTGCAAGTCCACGCAGTTCCTCAGCGATTGACTTGATATAGCTGTATGAGTTAATTGCACCGCCCATTCCCTTCATTCTTGATGATGCGCATATATTCAGATAATCTATAAAGATAAGTTCTGGCACAAACTTCTTTTTTAACTTCAGTTCGTTCAGAAGCGCGCGAAAGTGACTCGAATGCGCCTGTCCAGTTGGGTACTCTTTAATGATCAACTTGCCATTGGTTTTCTTGGCGATATTCTCTACGCGTTCACGAAACATATTCTGTGTCATATTTTCGAGTTGATCGATCGCAACATTCATTAGATTGGCGTCGATTCGTTCTGCGATACGTTCTTCTGCCATCTCCATTGTGATGTACAACACGTTGCGACCTTGTGACAATGCACTCGCCGCGACATGACACATAAACAATGATTTGCCAACACCCGTGCCCGCAAGCGCAATGTTTAACGTCTTGTTTGGCAAACCACCTTTGGTGATACGATTGAAGTAGTCTAGGTCAAACGGTATTCGTTCCTCTTGTTCATGGTAGAACGCATAACGTTCATCCACATTTTCAAGGTAGTCGTGACCTATGTTTGTATCAAAAGAGACCGCTAGCGCGCTCTGGAGAATGTCTGGTAGCGCGTTCTTAGTCAGCTGTTGATGTTTACCCTCAATAACAGTTATGGATTCCATGATTGCCAGATAGATCGCGCGATCTTGACACCACTTCTCAGTCGTATCTAACAACCACTGTTCGTTCTCGGTCTTCTTATCAAAGATAGTCGGTAACACGTCCAACGCATGACCATAAGTCTGTTCGTTGAATTTGTCAGACTGATCTATCTCAATCTTGAACGCGTCGAGTGTAGGCAGTTTGTTATACTTACCAATAAATCGACCAATCTCATTAAATAATAATCTATATGTCCCCTCAAAGTATTCTTTTTTGACAAATGGAATGACCTTACGCATGTAAGGTTCATTCGTCAATAGATTTCGTAGAATTGTTTGTTCTAAATCAATCTGCATTAAGATTCCTTTGTTGCCAAACTACCATCGATTGCCGCTTGCGCTAGAACACTTTCAAGCACATCGGCGGCATATTCCTGCACGGTCAAATCTTCTACTGTTAATGTGTTGTCCGGAGTTGATTCTATCTCAAAATTAAACCTAAGACAATCGTCTTTTGGATCTAATGCAATATTGCCGTATCTAATTACTGTCTCCGGATGTGGTCCTTCTAGAAATCTAACCGCCCACGCTTGACTGTTCTTGCCTTCTTCGATAGGCACAAGTTGGTAATGGACATTTTCTTCAAGCGCGCCATCAGTCATCATCAATCTCCAGAAGTTCGTCCATATTGACTATAGTCTTTTGACCAATACAATACTGCTTCTCAACAAACTCTTGAAACTTAGGATTGTCCAAAATGTCTTTCCAGAACTCTTCCGTCAGTGTTTCTTTTTCTCTCACTTTGGTTCCAAGAACTTCGCCAGTCTCAACATCAACCAATTGATACCAGCCATTAGAAGGCTTGACAACAAAACCACTGGCAAGACCAATATCCAACAAACCACTAAACCGCTCAATGCCGCCGTCCCAAGAAACTGAGATAGGGATTTTAGACTTCTCTTTAACATAACGAGACTTCTCCACATTCACTATGAAATCATATCCAGTAACTTCAGTTCCGGTCTTGTTCTGTCGACGACCAAGAATCCAGATATTGTCGGCCGAGTAGTAGATGCCAGTTCCACCACCAACGATGTCTTTGGGAAATAGTCCAATCTCTTTGTAGGTGTGGTTGATAGCAAGCAACGGAATGTTCTTCATCGTCAGATACGGCGTGGACATACGAAACAGACCTTTCAGCGCCTTCGCGCGAGACATATCCGCAACAGATTTTTCATTGATCGCATCTTCAAGTTCTTTCTTCGACGCAAGGTTGCCGATTGAGTCAATCACGATAATAACTTTGTCGGTCTTATCCATCGCTTCTAACTGATTGATCAGATCGAATTTCAATTCTTCAACGTTCATGATTGGCGTGTGTAATACGCGATCAAGATCGATACCAAACGTTTCGAAATAAGATTGGGGTGAACCAAACTCTGAATCATAAAACAACATGATCGCTTCCGGATCTGAATTCAGATACGCCGAAGCAATTTTTAACGCAAACGAAGTTTTGAAGTGTTTAGAAGGTCCAGCAAGAACGGTGAGTCCAGACACAAGTCCACCGTCTAACTTTCCAGACAATGCGACATTTAGCATCGGAACATCAATTGGAGTTACCTCTCGCTCACCAAAAAACTCTGATTGTGAAAGTGTTGCAGTACCCGCAACCCTTGAATTCTTTTTTAATTTTGCCATCAATGACATAGTTTAATCCTTTAGATTTCGTAAATTGATACATTCATCAAGTAGTGTTAGTCGATCAGTCATACTTGTTAGCATTTTCACATCACTGTTCGCATACTCACCGCCATACGACTTTGATTGTTTTATTGAAACCTCACTCGAAACAGTTGACCGAATAAATGTAGGAATAGACATCAGCGAGTTTGTAAACTCAGGATGACTCTCAATTATTCTCCGTACATGAGTTGGATTCGCCCCGCCCATATCAAGAATCGCGTTGTGGAATTGATTGAAAAACGTCTGTTTCACCGCCTTAAATCCCGCCAAACCAAGTTTAGCGTACGCAATTGTCTCTAAAGATCCTGTGAAGATTTCTTTCATAGATAGGTACGCATTGTTGCGAAGTATCTCTTGATGCGCCTCCAGCGCGCTAGGCGATCCGCCTAACAATATATACCGACCATTGAGCACTTCCTCGGCAGTTTCGTGCACTTCAGGCGAGTACACAAGTTTATTCGCATACCATTCCAAACCAACAGCCGAAACCAATCGTTCAATCGTTTCATTGTTGATTGTTGTTTTTACACAAACACCAGCAACAGTGTGATTCGCCACCATCAATACGTTGTTGATAAATTGGGCGTCATCAAGAGCGTCGTTCTTCAACAGCGGTATATCTGTACAGATGAACACAACGTTGGGTTTCCACTGTATCAGCTCTGACATTGATTCGCCATCAGTCACATGATTCACGTCGGTGACTTTGGTGTCGAACGACGCTCGAGTGGCATCAGCAAGATAGTTGTCACCGATTATACCGATTTTCAACTTACCTGCGGCTGCCGCTGCGGCAACTTCCTTTGGTGAATCTTCGATTAGTTTTAGATTGGCGCTATCAATAGCACCATCTACATTTTCTACTTCTTCAGTCATTTTTCTCTCCTAGGCGTTTCTATATGCATATTCGATTGCTTGATCAGCCTCTTTCTCAAGCGGTCGATTATTGTACCACATTCCTGTGTCTTTGTCAAGTTGGCGACAGAGTTCTGCGATCTCCTTTGCGGTTATAGGATATCCGCGTCTAATCGCGTTACCCGCTGTCGCCACCATAATTTGATACATCTTATGGTACCAACCAGTTTTCGTGATAGTTTGATATTCCATCGCAAGACGCTTTGGGAAAAATGGACAATCACGATAGTCTGACCATGATATGTGCGTTTTATCTAATGATTGTTTACGATGCTCTATAATCGCTTTCTGTAATTCTTCGGGCAATCTATCTATAAATGAATTACCCGTTCTTTCTTTGTATTCATATTTCGCTATAAGGTAATCGACATCAATAGCGCACCCAGTATTACAAAAGAAAAAGTTATAACTGTCAAAGTAGTTCGCAGGGACATAGTACATTCGAGAAAGGTCTTTAGTCTGTCTGTCTCCGATTTCGTCAAACTCAGTGTTGAGTGCGTACCAGAAGTGTCTGATTTCATCCTTTCCAACGACTCGACTAAGGTCGAAGACAAGTCGAAATTTTGGATGGTCAACCGTAGAACTTGCAGTACTATAACAGACAAAGTTATACTTAAAAAACTTACTAACAATAACTGATTCAATTTCATCTCCTTTTACATCATAATCATCAACATCAATTGCGGCCCATTTACCCCAATACTCAACATTCTTATTACTCCGAGTTGTTCCTTCAGCATAGACCGCAGGACTGATCAACTCGGCCGACTGTTTATCGGGCAGTTCGCGTTTCGATGACGCTTTCAAAACATCGACGAAGTCATTCCATGTTTTCATAGAGGACGTCTTGTGAGTTTTGTTATCGTATCGATTTTTGAATACGGTCAGAGAATACATCGCGATTTACCTATAATACATAGTTGAACTTGACGCTTGATTCTTTAGATAGAAGTTTAATGCAATGCTCAATGTGCTCCTCGAGTTCTTTTGGAGTTAGACATCTAGCGTGTTCTCGAGCTATAGTCGCTTGCGGGAGACGACCGTCGATTTTCGGTAAGGATCCATAACATTCTTTATATTCGTCCAAAAGTTCTTTCTCTTTATTGTGCGCCGGTATCTTTATTTTTTTGCCATATCCCATCGGAAAGTATGTGACGTATAAGTGCCGCTTATTTTCTTCTCCAAATAGAGCCCGAAAATATATTCCATTCTCATACGGATTCTTCTGCTTAAATCCGCGCATAATCGTGCCAGTAAAATCAAGAGTGCGAGAACAAATGCCGCGATGTTCTGACGATCCGGCGGTTCCGATATAGATTATCCTTTCGTCTAGATGGTTTGGATCGCAATCTACAATCTTACCAGTTGGATCATAAGCGTACATATAACATCCGCCCATGTTGTAACCTTCATTGTTTTTCTTGCAGAATCCAACATATTCACTGCCAAAGGTGGCGCGTTCATCGTTGGGGAATAATGGAATATATTCGCCCCAAGTATTCAATACCGACATAACAAATTTCCTATAATCGTTTCACATAAAATATCACACGTCAGAAATCATTATACTTCCATAATGTTCAAATGTCAAGAGTTTTCAATCGAACGCGAACATGTTTTGTAAACGATCAAACACAGGTTTGTTCTCAGATCTCCGCTTCATCAAGTTCTTGCCATACGATCTCGAGTTCCATGGAGTTGAAAAACCAACCTTATATTCGTTGTACAGTACATGATCGGGAATATAATCCTTCATTTCTTCACGAATCAACCATTTGTAAGCACCGTACTTAGGCGATCCGACTGTTTCCCCCGATCTCTGCTCTCTTTTCCAAGGTATTCTCAGTTTATGCGCAGAAGGTATTCTCATAACATATTTTGCGAATTCTTGATGCAAAAAAGGAACGCGACTCTCAATACCAAACGAACCCGCCAGACCATCGGTCAATCCGCAGAAACTATCGGTAGAGCATAATATTCGTATGAACAGATTGTTGTTGATCTGATCGTAACCAAAAGCGTTCAAGGGGAACCAGTCAATCATTTCTGACATAGAGTTTCGATTGAAATGATCCATCAGCGAAGGTAAGTCGTTGACAGAAGAACGCGCGACATGCAAAGGAAAATCATGAAACCGTTTAAGCGCAGGATCGTACATCTGATCCGGTTGGGAATCTCTGTGAAAATACCAAGAATGACCATTATATCCTGTGAGTAATTCGTCGGCCAAGTTCCCTGTGATATATATCTTCGCTCCGTTTCTTTTTGCGTTGCGAATGTTTTCTAGGCGAGGAACAGTTCGAGATGAGATCCACATTACATCGCCAAGTCTTTCTACAACTTCGGGTAAGAATTTAGAATAATCTCGATCTATCGTTACGCTAGTGTGAGGTAAACCAATCTCTTCGCAGGTTTTTTTAGCCATTCCAGATTCCTGCATCAACGAGACTTTGGTGTTTTTATCAACGTAATTCTCAAACTCAACGCTGCTACAAAAGAAATTGTCTTGGTTTCTGTTTAGTGAAGCGATTAGAGTGGAATCTAATCCACCGCTTAGTGACAAACACTTTTTGACATTAGGCGCGGTGCACGATTCCCTCAACGCTTTCTCCGCCAATTCTCGATATTCGTCTGGATCATAGGCGAAATTAGGCGCTACACTATATTGACTCCACAAACTGTCGTGCGGCAACATCTTACGATGTTTCACCGACCAGTTCAGAATTTGTCCTGGACCAAGTCTTTTAATATATCGAAATTGTGTGAAAGGAGATAACCAAAACGCGTCCTGAAATATCTCAAATTCTTCATAATTTTCTATCTGCTCAACACCGTATTGTAATTTCTTCAGCGCGGCTATCAGAGGTTTTGTGGTTGATGACCAGAACAGTTCTCCGTCGATTACCATATAATATAGCGGCTTGACACCAAAATGATCGCGGCATAAAGTAATCGTTTCTGTTTTAGTATCATAAAAAGAAAACGCCCACATACCATTCACGTTCGTCTTCAGTTTTGACCATTCGCCATTGTCAAGAATATCAAACAGATAGTCTGTATCAAATTGCTCCAGTCCGTAGATTTCGCCGTTGTAAGAGAGAACCTTATCGTTTTTCGATACTGGTTGGGACGTCTGATTCGGATTATCTTGTATCCGAAGTAACGAATGCGCCATATGAACCCGACCGTCAGACCAGTAGTTTGTTCCGTCTGGTCCGCGATCTTGATTGATCGAAGCGTATTGTTCAAGCGTGAAAGGTTGTCTACCTGTAAAACCGTCTACCGAGCACATATTATCCGAAAAAATCCTCAAGACTTGATTTTGGTTCATGATCCCATCCAACAGCATCTAGGATGGGTTGCAACGGAATTAGGAAGGTTTTTTCGAACATGGTGTCATAATCTATTGATGAATGCAAATCAAATTCTTTTGGGAGTTGTGTGGAGAATGCTATGGTGTTTTCTTTGATTTTGTTTGGCGTTTTTAGATATATAAATTTCACCTTTTCGCTTGCCTGTATACGCTCATACTTATCTGTCAATCCATATTGTTTTAGGTGGTGATTATACAACAAAGCACCACGAACATGAATGGGCGTGCCCTTCCCATAGATCATTTTACGATCCGACCACTTCTCCATCTCAGATACACCGCGAGGAAATGCGATTTCTTCAGGCGTAAGGTTCCTAAATTGGGACTTAAAGTCTTGAATGAATCGTTGTGTTCCTGATTCAGTACCTTCTATGATAACCTGAAATATCTCTTTGAACTTGTCACGAACGATCTGCGGAGTCGAAGACTTGATTGCTTCGATACCCATCATCTTCAACTTGGGTTGGGCGTACTGAACACCCTCGTTGTTATGTACATTCAAAATGTATCTTTTCTTTGCCATCCAGATGCCACGATCGGCAATGACCTCACGACCCATCACCATGCGATTCTCATACGCAGAGGTTTCGTCAGCAAGTCTCTGGTAATTTGCGGCAATGACTTTCTCAAAATGGTCTTTGCAAATCTTATCGAGGAATTTGACAGGATCGTTTGGCTTAAACTTATCGACTAAGGGCGCCATGTTGATATAAACCGAATCGGTATCGATCGCAATCACATAATCTTCATCCGTGTCCAGAAGTTTATTTAATTCATCATTGACGGACTTCTCTGCGCACTTGATCGCTCGTTGACCAGAGAGCGTCACACCTTCTGCGATTTTGTGATCAAAATATCTGAAGTATTTGTTGGCTAGCGCACCATAGAGACTGTTCATAAGAATCTTGATTGCCATCTGCTGATTGTCTAACTGACCAATCTGTGTTTCGAGTTTCTTTGTTGGTGCTTTCTCGTACTCCCGCTTCAATTCAAGCATTCTCTTCTTAGTGGCGACACGATTGTCATAGAACTTTCGAATTACCTTGGGAATGACGCCTTCAAAATCCTTCCGAAACATCGCACCGTTAGCGCATTTTGCGGTGTCGACGCTTTCATCATAACACATAGTCTCGGGTGACATATTATACTGTACAATAATATTGGGATAGAGCGAGTTCAAGTCAAACGATACTACCCAGTCGTGCGAACCAATCTGAGGTTCTTTCACATAACCACCGATAATCTTACCAGCATCATGATCTATCGACGGACGAGACGGCGCGATGATGTTTTGATCGATCAATTCGTTATAGATGATCGAGTCCCAGATAGCAGTTGTACCCAACGCATCGCCATAGTTTGTTTTTGCGCCATACGCCATTGTCATGACAAGCGAGATAATACCAATCTCTTGTTCAAGACGCCAAACCAACTCAACGTCCTTTATGTTGTAGTCAATGAACTTCTGATGATCGTTTTTGTACAATGAGTGGAGCGAACCATACTCATCATACGACAGTTTGCGCTCACCCAATACAACATGCGCAATGTGATCCAATTTATAGGATTCTTGTTGACCATAGGTGTTGAGAGTGAACTTTTTGAATAGGTCAAGGTAATCTAATTGCGCGATACCTTCGATATCATAGGCAATCTGAATACGACCACCCATCGTTGGAATCTTTCTCTCGCGAATCAACCCCCATGGCGACATCTGTTTAGTGTGATCTTCGCCAATGATCTGATTCATACGATTGATCAGATAGGTAAAGTCGAACAGTCGAGAGTTCCAACCCGTCGCAACATCAGGATAGTTTGACTTCCACCATCCAAGAAACGACATTAGCAGATTCTTCTCGGTCTCGCAATGAAAATGATCAACCTCATGTTCGCATTTGGATACGTCGTAATGACCCAAATCCCAAACATAATACTTGTCGCTCTGATTGTTGCGAAGAGCAATTGATATCACAGGATGTTTGGCTTCTTCTGGTTCGGGGAATCCTTGATCCGAAGCAACCTCAATGTCGATATAACACACATTAATCCGATCGTAATCGTACTTGATATCGTTTGGAAAATGAGTTGAGACGAACTGAGTGACAAAGTTGGTCTGTCCATGCACACCAAAGTTGGGTACATCTTCGTACTGCTTTACGAAGTCAGACGCTTCGCGCATAGAATCAAATTCCATCGGTTCGACTGGCTTGCCGTACAACGTTTTGTACTTGCCAGTGGCGCGCGAAGATTCTACATAAAGAGTTGGTTTGAATGGGACGCGATGATGAATACGCTTGCCGTTATCATATCCGCGATAAAGTATTTTGTTCCCGTGTCGGGTCACATTGGTATAAAATTTCATAGTGTAATTATACTACTTTTCTGATGGATTGTCAAGATCGATCCAATGAACGTCTGGATGTTTCTCCTTAGTGTAAATCGTAGATGGATCAAAAACACCTTTACGATGAGTCTTTTTTCTGTCGGTTACTGTACTGCCGTATTTTAGATCAACCGCTTGAGTGATTGGCGAATTGAGTATCACAGCAGGATTTCGATGCGCTTCGGAGCAAGAAGCGCCGACTCCTGTGAGATTGACCCATCGCGGATCTAAAGACCAGTCGCATGGCCAGTATATTGTGTTTGATTTATGTTTCTTTCTTTTCGCCCATAAGTCTGTCGCTAGGTGAAGTATCCCCAGCGCGTTTCTGCGCGTTCCAGTTTCAACAAGTTCGCAATAGATCTTGGCGATTGGTGACTGTGCCGTATAAAATTCATTTGACATTCCTAAACAGGCGGTTGGCATTGTCCACCACTTACTCATGATCATTCTGAAAACATCTTCGTGTTCTTTTCTAAAATACGTGTCGTGTTCTAGAATCCAGAATTTTTCACCTTCGGCGATTCTTTTCATCATACGATAATTAGAATGCAATGAAGCGTTTTCTTGTGGGGATCGAAAGTCTTGGTTGGGCGAGTCTTTTAGTTCGGGGAGTAGCGTTTCGGGAGTAATACATTGAATCACTTCGATCTGAAATATATCAGAAACAGTTTCAAACGATTTCAAAGTATTGTCAAGGTATCGGACTGCCAAAGGATTGTTCAGGTCGACTTGCATATAACCTTTTATCACACAGATTACCTCAATAGATCTCGCTCCCGAAGGAGCGAGTGGTTGTTACGCTCTTTTCTTTTTTTCTTCTGCGCTTTCTTCTTTCTTCTTTTGCTCCACATAATGCCAGTTCCCTGTAATAGGATTCTGCTTATGAGTCTCGGACAGTTTTATAATGACGAGTTCAATCTGTCTCGCCTTTACGACAACTTCCTCGATATCTTTAGCGCTAGAGAATGAAGAAAAGAAACATAAGGCAACGATTGCCAGTTTTTTCATTTCTCTCCTTTAGGTGTTAGATTCGTCTTGGCCAATGGGAATAAAACGCGGGCGCTTTTCTTCGGGGAGAACCACTTTCAGGTCAATGACCAGTAGTCCATCCACAAAATCTGCCCCATCGACAACAACGTGTTCTGACAACCTAAAGGTTCTTGTAAACTTCTTGGCTGAAATTCCTTTGTGCAGATATTCTCGCGCGCTAGGACTTTCAGGTTCACCGATCACACCTTTAACAACAAGTATACCATCTTTTACCTCGAGAGTCAAGTCGCTCCGTTTATATCCAGCAAGAGCAAGTTCAATCGAGTATGTTGTTTCATCGTGTCTGACTACGTTGTGTGGGGGATAGAGTTTGTTGTCTGCCATTTCTGACAGTCGTTCAATCTCGTTCCACACATGGTCAAAACCGATGAAATGTGAACGCGGAAAAGTGAATGCTTTAGTTACCATAATAGATCTCCTTTTTTAAAGCAAGATTGTGTTGTATATGCGACCGGACCATCCGCATCGCAAC